AGGTTACTGGTGTCGCTGCATTGTCGAAGGAACTGTCGCGGGTGATGGCGGCGGCGGTGGCGAACATGCCTGGCGCTGGTTCGGCGGCGGTGGCTGACGAGGTTGATGAGTTGCGGAAGCGGCGCAATGCCAAGCGCGCAGCTGGTTAAGCCGGCCTACGCCAACTTTCCGGTCTACGTCGAGACGCTCGGCCCTGAGGTGTGCGACCTGGCCACGTTGGCTGGGCTGCCTCCCGATCCCGAGCAGGAGCTGGCACTCAATGCGTTGTTCGGGCTGAGTCCAGATCCGATGATCTCGGCGGCGTTCGAGTTCGCGGTGATCGCAGCGCGGCAGAACATGAAGACGGCGCTGTTTCAGATGGCGGCGTTGGGTTGGCTGTTCGTGACTGATCAGCGCCTGGTGGTGTGGTCGGCGCATGAGATGGACACCTCGAACGAGGCGTTTGAGGACATCGTCAATCTGATTGAGGGTTCGCCGATATTGAGTCGTCGGTTGGACCCGGATTTCGGGAAAGACCCGGGCATCAAGCGCGGCAACGGCAAGGAGCTGATCAAGCTTCGGCCGTCGCCGGAGTGTCCGACTGGTCAGCGTTTGAAGTTCAAGGCGCGGACCCATGGCGGTGCTCGAGGTTTGACGGGTAACAATATCATCCTCGACGAGGCGTATGCACTGAAGAAGGTGCATATGGGTTCGCTGCTGCCGACGTTGTCGGCGGTTCGGGATCCACAGGTGGTGTACGGGTCGTCGGCGGGGCACGCGGACTCTGAGGTGTTGCGCGGTATTCGGGATCGCGGCAGGGCGGGCACGAGTCCGCGGCTGGGGTATCTGGAGTTTTGCGCGCCGGAGGATTCGTGTGAGGACGCGGCGTGCACGCACGATCAGGGCGTTCCTGGGTGCGCGATGGACAACATGGATTTTGTTCGGATGGCGAACCCGGCTTTGGAGCGGCGCATCACGATTGACTACATCCTGGCTGAGCGGGCGGCGTTGCCGCCGGATGAGTTCGGTCGGGAGCGGTTGGGCTGGTGGGATAAGCCGGATGCGGGCGCGGAGGCGTTGATCAAGCCGGAACGCTGGAACGATCTGGCTGATCCGTTGTCGGAGCCGTTGGACCCGGTGGCGTTCGGTGTGTATGTGAAGTTGGACCGGACGGTGTCGGCGATCGGCGTGTGTGGCCGCCGCGCTGATGGGAAGTTTCATGTCGGTGTGGTTCCTGCGGTGCGCGGTAAGGCGATTGATTCGCTGCCGGGTACGGCGTGGATTCCTGACCGGGTCAAAGAGTTGGTCGATGAGTGGAACCCGTGCGCAGTGGTCATCGACGGGCATTCGGCTGCGGCATCTCTGATTACGACGATCGAGGGCCTGGGCGTCGAGGTGGTGACGTCGAACGCCACGGATTTGGCGAAGGCTTGCGGCGCGTTCTACGACGCCGTCACCGCGGACAAGGACAGTGAGGCGAGCCTGCGGCACCGCGGTGCGACACCGTTGACACGCGCAGCGATCTCGGCGAAGAAGCGGGACCTGTCCGACGCGTGGGCGTGGGACCGCAAAGACAAAGACAGCGACATCACGCAATTGATGGCGGTCACCCTCGGCATGCACGGGCTGATCGAGCACGGCACACCAGAGACAGTCGAGGTTTGGGGATTCCTATCGTGACATCGCTACAGACTTCCGCCGCACTGGCCCTGATCGCCGTCGCGGCGATCGTGGCCGGCGTGGTGCTGTTGGCTGGCGTTGCGTGGGCCTTGATCGTTGGCGGGGTGTTCGCGCTGGCGGGTGCGTTCCTGCTGTACGACCCGGCCGGTAAGCGCGAATGAACCTGTTGGATCGCCTCAAAGGCGGCGGGGGTGTTGACCATCTGCCGCCGCGCAACATCTCGACGATCGATGACTACGCGGCGCTGATGAGCCAGTTCTCGTTCAACGGGATCGGTTACGGCCTCGGCGGCGGTGGCCTAAGTGGCGGGGTTCAGCAGACGCTCAAGGGCTCGGCGACCGAGATGGCGCCGAACGATTTCCGCGGCTTGGCGACCCAGGCGTACGCCGCGAATGGCATTGTGTTCGCTTGCATGCTGGTTCGCATGCTGGTGTTCTCCAGTGTCCGGTTCCGGTGGCAGAAGATTGATAACGGCAAGCCATCGGACATGTTCGGCACTCCCGAGCTTGCGGTGTTGGAGCGTCCGTGGATTGGTGGCACTACTCAGGACATGCTGGTGCGTACCATTCAGGATGCTGACCTTGCCGGTAATTCCTACTGGTTTCGGGACACGTCGCTGGCTCGGTTGGGAACCGCGGATCCTGGCGGCGAAATGGTGCGGATGCGCCCCGACTGGATCGACGTTGTAGTTGCTGAGCGTCAACTCGCCGATGGCCGCGGCCAGATCGGTTGGCGCAAAGTAGGGTTCGTCTATACCGAGGGTGGCGCTCAGTCGGGCAATGACCCCGTGGGGTTGCTGGCCGATGAGGTAGCCCACTTTGCGCCGATTCCAGACCCGCTGGCGAACTACCGGGGCATGTCGTGGCTGACGCCGATTCTGCGGGAGATTCAAGCGGACCAGGCGATGACCCGGCATCAGCGGGCTTACATGGACAATGGCGCAACCGTGAACATGGTGATTCGCCACAAGGACGGCGCCCAGGAGGATGCCGTCAGGAAGTGGGTCACGGAGTTTGAGTCGAAGTTCACCGGCCCGGCGAACGCCTACAAAACATTGCAGCTCTACCCCGGCGCTGACGTTACGCCGGTCGGATCGGACTTCAAGCAGATCGACTTCAAAAGCGTCCGCGGTGGCGGCGAGACCCGGATTGCTGCCGCTGCCCAGGTGCCCCCGATCATCGTCGGCCTGTCCGAGGGGCTTGAGTCGGCGACGTATTCAAACTATCTAGTCGCCCGCAAGCGGTTCGCCGATGGCACCGTACATCCGCTGTGGCAGAACGTGGCGGGCTCGTTCGAGGACATCGTCAAGCGGCCACCCGGCGCAGGCAATCGACTCTGGTACGACGCCAGCAATGTGCCATTCCTGCGCGAAGACGAGAAGGACGCTGCCGAAATTGCATCCGCGACAGCCGCCACGATCAACTCCTACATCACCGCCGGCTACGAGCCCGACTCGGTAGTCAAGGCCGTGGAAGCCAACGACCTACGGCTACTGAAGCACTCGGGCATGTACAGCGTCCAGCTCCAGAAACCTGGCGCCGAGCAGCCGACAACCCCAACCACGCCTGCCAGCACCAACGGACAGGCCCAAGGAGGTGCACTCAATGGCGCAGGCAACTGAGAAGCGTGCCAAGCGGCCACCGCTGGAATCGGTGCGTGAAGCACCGTTCGCGCTGGTGCGGGCCGACGAGGATGGCGAGCCGGACGACGGCCTCACCCTCGACGGCTATGGTGCCGTGTTCGGCACCCGCACGATCATCGACTCCTGGGAGGGCCGGTTCGCCGAGGAGTTCGCCCTTGGATCAATGAAGCGGTCGTTCCGCGATACGCCGCCAAAGGTGCAGTTCGATCACGGCCGCCATCCCATGATCGGCTCGATTCCCATTGCGGCGCTGCGCTCGATCTCCGAGGAGGTCGACCCGACGCTCGCGCCGAACGGCGGCGCGCACATCGTCGCCCGAGTGTTCGACAACTGGCTGATGGCGCCGGTGCGCGACGCAATCGCGGCCGAAGCGATCGACGGAATGTCGATGCGGTTCTCGGTGGTCCGGGAGACGTGGACGACCCACGACGGTAAGCCGATCCGCGACGAGCAGACGTTGATGACGCTGCTGCGGGAAGCGATTTACGACGATGTTCCCGACGATCAACTCCCCGTTCGCACGGTCAAGGAAGCCAAGGTGCCCGAGATGGGCCCGGTGGTGTGGCCGGCGTACACCGACACTTCTGTGTCGATGCGTTCCCAGGTGATCGATCTGGGGCGCCTTCATGAGCCCGAGCAGCGAAAGCTGCTCGCTACGGCCGTATTCCTTGCGGATGCGGCCGAGCAGGACGACGACGCGCAGCGAGACACCGGTGGCGACGAGCCTCCCGTAGTTGAGCACCCGCCTGAGTCCGACGACGCGCAGCGATCCACCAGCGACACCCCGTCGCCCGTAGGTGAGCACCCGTCGACACCGCGCCGCTTCAGCGACATGCAACTGCGGTTGATGAATCAGCGCGACCGATTGCTGCACCTTCGAACCATAGGAGAACGACCATGAACGAAACCCTTCCCATCCACCCGCGTACCGGCCTGCGGGCCATCGGGGTTCTGCCGAGCGGCAAGCCTGTCTGGCCCGTCGCCGGCGGCGCGCCGACCGAAGAGGAGCAGCGCGACAAGGCGCCGACCCTCACCTACAGCCAGGCGCGCAACCGTTCCGACGAGTGCCATGCACGCATGGAGCAGATCGCCGAGTTGGACAACCCGACCGACGAGGAGAACGAAGAGTTCCGCTCGCTGGGCGAGGAGTTCGACTCCCTCGTCGCGCACATGGGCCGCTTGGAGCGCGCCGCTGAACTGGCGCGCGTCCGGTCCAGCCACGAGCAGATCGGCAAGCCCGGCGCCCCGCGCCTGCGCGTCGAAGCTGGATCCTCGCAGGGCTCGCGTTCGGACTACGATCGTGACGCGATCCTGGAGCCCGACAGTGTCGAGGACTGCCGATTCCGCAACCCGTGGGATCTGTCCGAGGTTCGCACCTTCGGGCGCGATGCCGGCGACGTCAGCAGCGAACTACGCGCGCGCGCGTTGTCGGCCGTCGAGAAGATGCAGGGCGCATCCGACGATGTCCGGCAGGCCGCCACTCAGATCATCGAGAAGTTCGATGATGGCAAGTCAAGCCTGGCGCGCCTGTGCCTCGCATCGTCGAGCCCCGCATACCTGCGGGCGTGGTCGAAGGCGGCGCGCAACGCCGGCAACACCATGACCCCCGACGAGATCCGCGCCGTCGAGGCTGTGCGTGCCGAACAGCGCGCCATGAGCCTCACCGACACCGCGGGTGGCTACCTGGTGCCGTTCCAGCTCGACCCCACCGTCATCGTGACGAGTGCGGGCAGCCGCAACGACATCCGCCAGGTCGCCCGTCAGGTCGTCGCCACCGGTGACGTCTGGAACGGCGTCTCGGCGGGCAACGTGTCGTGGTCGTGGGACGCGGAAGGTTCCGAGGTGTCCGACGATGCCCCGACCTTCGCTCAGCCGTCGATCCCGAACTACACCGCCCGCGGCTTTGTGCCCATCAGCATGGAGGCCCTGGAGGACGAGCAGAACGTCACCCAGGCGGTTGGAACCCTGCTCGCCGGCGGCAAGATGGATCTCGAGGCCGTCGCATTCATCACCGGCGACGGGTCGGGCAAGCCCACGGGCATCGTCCACGCGCTCACCGGCACCGCGGCCGAGGTCAATGCGGCCGCTGATGACACCTTCGCCATCGGCGACGTCTACTCCATCCAGGGAGCCCTGCCGGCGCGCTATCGCGGCAATGCCTCCTGGCTGGCGAACAACCTGATCTACAACAAGATCCGGCAGTTCGACACCTCCGGCGGCGGCGGCTTCTGGGCCAACCTCAACGACGGGCGGCCCCCGCAGTTGCTGGGCCGGTCGGCGATCGAGGCCGAGGCGATGGACGGTGTGATCGGAACTACCGGCGCGCAGTCCAATATGGTGCTGATCTTCGGTGACTTCTCGAATTACGTCATCACCGACCGCATCGGCACCACGGTCGAGTTCATCCCGCACCTGTTCCACACCAGCAACAACCGGCCCTCGGGCCAGCGCGGATGGTTCGCCCACTACCGGACGGGCGCCGATTCCGTGAACGACGGCGCCTTCAAGATGCTGGACGTCGCCAGCGCGTCCTAGCGCGACCTGATGTTGTTGTGGCCGTGAGTCCTTCGCGGGCTCACGGCCACAACCATCACGAACAACCAACCCTCACTCACAAGGAGGCCAGAAATGG